TGTCATAACTTATTGCAGAACCCTCGTTTTTCACAGGGGCTGCGCTAAATCCTGACAGCTTGGTTTCTTCCTCGAAAGAACGCTCGGAAGTCTCTGTTTCGTAGATTTCCTTGTGCTCTTCGCCATATTTTGCATACTCCAGGCCAAACAGGGCGTTAAGGCCGGGGAGCAGCTCTTTCAATAGTTGTGCGCGTGAAATAGCCATTTAGTTTCCCCTTACAGTCCGGTCGGGTTGTAATAGGCATGACCACCATCCACGACAGATCCTGTTACGTTCGGTGCATTGAACTTAACGATAGCTTCTGGGTAATAAATCGTGCCATTGTAGTCAAACGCCGTATCCGGCACCAAGTCAACAATTCGCAAAGGCAAAGTTGCCGTTACAGCAGCGGAACTCAACAAAATAGCCTGTTGTGAATCGCCAGATGTGGTATTGAGGGTATTAGCCACCAAAGCCACGTTATTGTTGATATTGGTGTAGGTTAGGCCCGTGGTCGTTGAAACAACCGTTGTACCTGTCACTACAGCAACTTGGAACAACTGATCAGGATCTTCGCAAACATAAGCATAGATAAAGGTGTTTGCCTTTACCGAAGTGCCGCTAGTCCACGATTGTGACCAAGTTGGTTGACCTGTAACAGAAGAAACAAACTGACAGCCCAAGAACACACCAGCAAAGCCAGTAGCGGGGCCAGTCGTTGTTTCCGTGGTTACTGCAATGGTGCCGTCGTTAACAAACTTGACAGGGTCACCGAAACCAATGCTAGAAGCACCGGATGCGATACGACGCTGACGAGTTGCTCCGGCGAACACCTGACCACCGATCAAATTGATCGGCTTTAGCCCGTAGGGGGCTGAAACAGTCGGGTAAGCCATTTTGGATTAACTCCTACGATTGTTGATTACCGCGCCCAAATGAAACCGTGGTTTTGCGCTCTGAAAACAGAGGCATCCTTGGGTCATTCTCGCGCATGAAGTGATTGTCAACAGATCGGATTTGAGCTTCGGCTTGCTGTTGATAATAAGCATTCCGTTGATCAACCATCTCTGTTGGCGTTTTGCACAGTAACAACCCACCCACCACGACATTATCTTTAAAACGAGCATTGTCATTATCAAGATACATCGAGATTTCGGGATGGTCTTCTGCGCGAACAGGCTCCCAACCTTCACGGATTTTGGATGACACATTGCGTGGATCAGCTTGACCCAACGTACTGACACGAATCCAGCGATAGGTATATCCAGCTTCAGGTGTGGGGTCAGGCAGCAGCGTGGGCGGTGCCCAGCTACGAGGACGCTCATCTTTAGCGCGTGTACCTAATTCGCGGTTTAAGCGATTTTCAACTGTTTTAGTATCAGCCATTTGTCATTCCTTCCGCCACTTTTCGGGCATATGCTTCAAGAGGGATACGTAACTTCTTAGCTAGTGCAACCTGAGTCTGCGTCAACGTGATTTTCTTGGGTGCAACGTTTCTGCTAGCCGGGGCTACAACATTACTGCTCGTCCGTTTCGGTTTTTCCTCCTGCTTCTCTACACCATCAGAAAAGTTTTCGGGGAATACCTGCCGTAATCTACCGTTGAGCCGTTCATAATAATCATCTGAAGTCGGATCAACGCCATTTTTGACCAATTTTTCATGCAGCCCCAGAGCAAAGCTGGTCATTTCCTCATCGGTTCCAAACCACTGATTTTGGCGTTGCCACGCAAGTGCTTTAGAATCTACTTGAGGCGCTGGGGCGAGTTGTGGTTGCATATTTACAGGAACTTCACGTTCTTGTAAAGGGGTGGGTTTAAAATTACTAACCCTGTCAAGCTTTAATTTTGCTGCGGTTAATTCTTCTTGAGCCGCAACAATTTGATCTGCATCGCCAGCATCATAAGCTTCTTTATATTTCTTGCGAGCTTTATCTAACTCAAGCTCTACAGCCTGTTTAACAGAACCAACCAAAAGAGTTTCATTAGTGCCAAGATTCTTTTGAAGCCGTTTATTCTCTTCAATAATCTGTTGGGCAAACTTCAACGCCTCTTCACGTTCCCGTAAAGCTGCCTCTTTAGCACGACGTTCATCGTGGTATCCGTGCGACAACTTCTTGATTCGCTTCTGAACACCTTCATCGTACTTAGATAGCTCATCGTCAGTTACTTCATTGACAGGCTCTTCAAGCGGTTTACGCCCTTTATCTTGCGGGGGCGTGTCATCTACAACCTCTATTTCAAACTCAACGTCGTCTTTAGCCTTCTTTTCAGGCTCGCGTTCGTCTGGGAATTTATATTCCACCTTTTCAAAATCTGCCATATATCACCTCACGCACGTTGAATGCCACGGGGGTCTTCCACCACAGCTTCAACGGAATCATCGTTAATAATCCGAAACTCGCGGTCGTGAATCTTGATGCGAGTGCCGGTGTTGGCACGGGTAATAATAAAATCCCCTGGTTTACACCACGGTCCCGTGGGGAATCGGTTCTGGTCGGCATATGCCATATCACCAAGTGCTACAACGAAGAGCACGTTACTCAGTAACTCTTCAAACTTGACGGTAGCGTCTGCCTTAATAATCCCACTATCAAACTTATTCTCGATGTTAGGTAAGGTACAAAGAATCTTATACCCTTTAACAATCGGCAATTGCTTGGCTTTTTGCTGAACATCTTCAATCACAGCTTGAGCTGCATCAGTCATTTTCAAATTCCTCATATCGTTGCACAAGGTCTTGTACTTCCATCCTTGCACGGCGCAGACCTTGGATTACGCCGCACAAATTCTTATATTCAGCAAAGTCTTTACAGTTCCCTTCAGCCATTGCGTCACTTACTTCCCGCTCTCGTTCTTTGAGTTTGTTAAATAAGTGATCTAGCATTTGCCGCTCATGAGCCATTAACCACCTCGTTTCATCACAGATTTAAGGATGTCAGCTTGGATCTTTTTATCCTCGCGCTTATCTTGGCTTTGCAGTCGGATGTTTTCCTTCTGAGCCTCAAGAGCGATCCGCTCACGCTCGTTCTGTAGCCTACCCTGAGCCAGCGCAACGTCAGCTTGATCCTTAGCAGCTTTGCGTTGCTGCTCCATACCTTTGATCTGAAGCTCTTGCTGTTGCATCTGAACCAGCGGATCTGCTGCCATCTGTTGGGACTGTTGCTGTGCAGCTTGAGCTTGATGGATCTGGAGCACTTGTTGAGCTGCTTCTGCTACGTACTTAGCCATAGCTAATTCTTCAGCTTCAGATATGTTTTGCTCTGGCCCAGGCAACGGTGCACCAACGCGCTGTTCAATTTCTTGACGGTATTGATAGCCTAAATGTTCAGCAACGTGAGCCATCATTGCAGCCTGCATCTGCTGCGCCATAGGGCTTTGCCCAACCATCTGTGCAATCTTGGGATCTTGTATAAACGACATATGTGTTGTGATATGCGCTTGATGATCCTGATAAATAAACGCCTTGAGCGGCACACCTTTAAGCGAGTTCATATTCTCAGTCACCGGATCTTTAGGCTTCTGATCATCAGGCAGTGGTACAAGTTTGTCAGCGTTAGGAATACCCAACACATCCAACATCTGCCTATGCAGACGCGGTAAGTCGTAGAGTTGAGGAGCACCCTGAGCCAACTGCAACGCAGCTTGATACTGCACAACCCGCTGAGCCATTGTCGAGGCGTTGGGGTCAGACACAGGAATAACTTCGACAATGTCGTAGTCCTCAGCCTTAACCTGTGGTGTGCCATCCTGCGGCACATAGCTGTAATCAGGTGAGGTGTACTCCCTGATAATTTCTTTTAAGAGTTTGAACTCTTCTTTCATCGCCGCATGGATGCGAGCCTGTACAGCACCCATCGTTTTTAACTGCCGCTCAAGCAATGCCAACGTCGTACCCACCGGAGCCTGACTCGACATATCGCTGATCTTCATATCAGCCATACCACTGAGCCTTCGCGCTTCTTCGGTGATTTGGTTTAGTAAGGCGAGGAGAACCTGACTGGGTTCTTTGTAAGGCAACGGCAGAATGTTGTCTCTGATCGCACCCCCCGGCACGTCCACATCTCGCCATTCACCCGGAGCGATGGGCGTGTCATCACCTTTAATCCGCAGACCACGAGCCTTTAACCCACCGGGAAGATTAGATAGCGAACCTGCATCCACCAACTGACGGATCAGCATAGTGCCTGCCGTGGCGTAGCCACCGATAATGTGGATCAACCCGAAGCCATAAGCACCAAAGCCGGGGATGTACATATAGTGTACAAAGTGCTGACGCGCACGTTTCTGGGGGTCGTCTTCTTTATAATTCCTGCGGATAGCGAGGATTTTATTAGTGTTCTTGTCGATAGTGATGACGTAGGGCAGTGGCAGTTCTTCCTCATACCCCGGCAAGTCATACTCGATATGCACCTCGCATATCTGATACCGATCATCTTTAGTCGGCTCTTGACCTTCTTTCTGCGCCTTGGCTTTCTCAATATCGGTCTGACTGGCGTAAGGCTCACCAAGATCAACATCCCGATAGAACCCGTTTACCTGTAGTCTTTTAATGTCGTTCTTAGTCTTACGCATGATGTGCGTAAGGCGGTCTGTACGTCTAATGTTTGTTACACCATAAGGGAGGATGACATCCTCGGCAGGTACATAGAACGAAACTTGGCGTTCTAACGATGGGTCGTAGTAGACCTTCTTAAATGACGAACCTGCTAGCGCCACACCCCACAACGCACGCTCGTGCTCTGACCGATACTCAGGCATTTTGTCAGTTAGCTGATAGTTCATATCAGCCTTCACGCGCTTACCTGCTTCCTCAATCTCAGGGGTAAACTGACCAATAATCTGTGTCTTTACAGGCCCACCTGCCGGGAATGTCTCCATGATGGACTCACTTTGGAAGCGAATCGCTGCTTCAGTTAGCAGTGTTGAGAACACCCCGCAAGCACCATCCCAAGGCTCAGTAACTTCATCATATTTAAGGCCCAATACATCCAAGCCCTTAACATAAGTATCAACCCAGTCCTTACGCGAAGTAATGTCTGCTTCAACCATCTCCATCACATCGCTAGCAACTTTCTGTAAGTCACCTTCTTTCATGAACTCGGCTAGATTAGAGTCAAACTCTTCTTCCTCGTTTTCATCCCCCGGCTCAATCTCAAGCTCAAGCCCACCTACACCAATCGTTACGGATTCAGGGTCTTCGATCTCAATCTCAATAGGAGCTTCTTCAAGCGCCAAGGCTTCAAGTCCTTCAGGCATCTCGTACAGTGCTTTATCAATAGCCATGATTCATTCCTAACTTAAGTAGTACCCACGCTTAGCGCCACGGAACCCACGGAAGTATTGCAACTCATCGGGTTCATCTGTTGGAAGGCGCAAAAATCCGCCATTCCTAAACCTTGCTAATGCTAGCGTAGTTGCATCCACATAGTCATCATGCTCGCCTGCGGGGAAAGCTGCAATCTCATCAATAAGTTCTTCTGCCCATCGAGTGTTTGGCACCCACACACGTCCCGACTGAATGATGTCAGACACCGAATTGAGTCGAGTTATCTTGTCGTTGCCCTTACTAGGGGTGAACTCTGACACCGGCACACCCATACGACGTAGCTCTTGATAGAGCGAGATACCTGATACCTTCTTTTCCACGATTAATGCGTCAGGTTCATACTCTTTATGCAGTTCTAACACCTTCTTCTTTAATTCATAGAACTCAAGTCGTGCTTTATAGGCATCTAAGAGGATGATGTTTGTCTCACCTTCCTCAGTTGTCCAGACACCCCACGTCGTACACGCAGAAAAGTCCGAACGATTAGTCGTTTCGTACGCCGTATCCCACGACTGAATAATAAAATCGCATCTTGGAGGGTCATCTTTTTCCCATACCTTCCACCATTCGCGCTTAACGATGGCACCTTCTTCAGAAGTCGGCTGTTGCTGGTACTGAGCCTGCCATTTTGAGTTAGGAAGCTCCTCTTTTAGTGCAGAAAGCTCATCTAACGACCAAAATTCAGGCCAAAGTGGGTTTCCAGAGGGCAAAATAGCAGGAAATTCGATCACTTCCCACTCATCACCCCCTCTTTGCAGCGAATTTTTGATAACTTGACCCGTTAAATCCCTCAAACCCCACCGAGTCATCACAATGACGATGGCTCCCCCCGGTTGCAGACGCTGCCGTGGGCCTGATGTGTACCACTCATAAACCTTATCGTAGATTTCTGGGTTGACTGCTGCCAGCGCAGCCTCTTGTTCTGAGTGTGGGTCGTCAATAATCAACAGGTCTGCACCCTTACCTGTCACTGCACCACCTACGCCAATAGCAAAATACTCACCACCTTTGTTTGTATTCCATCGACCAGCAGCTTTTGAATCGGCTTGCAGTCCTACACCGGGGAAAATATCTTTATAAACATCCTGGTCAACAAGATTTCGCACTTTTCTACCAAACCCAACTGATAACTCTGCTGTGTGCGCGGTTTGAATTACTTTTTTATGAGGGAACTTTCCCAAGAACCAAGCAGGTAATAAATAAGACGCGAACTCGGATTTGGTGTGGCGGGGTGGCATGTTGATTATTAACCGTTTAACTTCCCCCCTAGCGACTCTTTCAAAAGCCGCAGCCATTCGCACATGATGTCTACCATCCACAAATGTAGGCCAAACCCGTTTTACAAACTTAATAAACCGATCCTTACATACTTCCTGACTTTTTAGTTTCTCAAGTTTTTGTAATCGCAGATTTAAATCACGCAAATCACTTTCAGACAATCCTGAAATATTATTTAACAATGCAGATAAACTTGCATTATCTTGTGTGGGCTGTGAATTAATCATCGACAGGTTCAGTTATTAATTCAGCATCTAATTCTTTTAATGGGTTTGGTGTAGCTACCCCCAGCTCTTCATCTAAACTTTTTATTGGAACTATATCTACGTCAGTAGCGCCACCTACTAATAAGCGTTTAATACGTTCTTTAATCTCTGCTTCTAAGTCAGCAGAATTTTTATGGGTGACGGTTATCTCGCTGCGCTCGGTAAATACACCAATGTCGCTGTGTTTACCTAATAACTCTAAAGCTTTTATTTCTATTTTAGTATCGCCACAGGTTGCAAGCTCTACAAGCTTAGCAGTAATAAACTGCCGCGCCTGCACAATATCTGCAAACACTGGAGAGTCGTACTTAGCAATAATCGTTCGTAGGGTTGCAGCAACCCCGCCATTCATAAGTTCTTTTTTAGCTTTACGCGCAGGTAACCCTTTACCCGCCTGTCTAAATAACTCTTCGGCTTTGGCAGCGTCGTCGGGGTCCATCTCCAGAGGCATCCCCAACTGATTTAGTAGGAGAGCCGTATCGCCTGCAACAACCATCTTTTCTTTTATGTGCTCAGGTTCCTCTGCGGAGAGGTCAAACGGCACGGGTTTGTCTTTAGTTGGTTCTACGTTCATCGCGGGAATAAGGGCACCGAGATTGAGATAACTACTGACTCTATATGTAAATAATAATTTTGTAAAGCAAAAGGGGGTTGGGACTCCTGACGGGGGGTGTTTCTATATTGAGGGGTGGGGGTCAAATTGTGGAAATTTTTATGGGGGGGGGGGGTGTTTTTAAAACAGATTATTGGATACGTGGAACAGTATGTACGGGCGCGGCGGTGCGTCAAGTCTAGGTTTGGGGTGGTAGGGGCGTGGTGGGGTTGCTGATAACAGAATTACAGTATACGGATTCTGCTCAAATTGTGGTGCGATTTGTGATAAGCTTGCCCCAAGCAGAGCGAAAGCGAAGCGATCAACGGGCTGATCCTACGGGATCAGCAGGAAAGCGAAAGCTTACCGCAACGGATAGCCTACTGGGTTATCTCAGCGGACTAGCAAAAGTAGCCAACCAACCGATAACCGTTCATTAACAATCTAGAGCGATCAAGCCGCGAGGCGACTAGTGTGAGCATACCGCTAGGATCCGCTGATGCCATGCGAGAAATGGGCATTGATGCCGCTATCAGGCTAGAGCAGGAAATGATAGCGAGGTTACCCTTTGCGGGCTCCCGACTAAAGCTTTCGGATCGCATCCGATTGCCCATAAGTTAGTAGCGCAAAGGGTACACCAATCAGCGTATTAAATTTTAGTACGTTGATCCGTGTACCCCTAACCTTGGAGTTTTCAAAATGGAACTAATGAAATATACCGCTGAAATGCCCATCGTTGATTTTGCTCCCGCTCAAGTATTGGTATCGGGCAAAACCCTTGCAGATAAGAAAATGAGTGTAGTCGAGCAGGCTTCGCACTTTACCCTTGCCGCTCTTGTTGCTGAAAAGGGCAAGCTTGGTGCAGCCGCTCGCAATGGCATGGCAATGGATGGATTGTGCAGGATCGCATCGGCTACGTTCAATGGTAACTATCGTCCGCTCGCCGAGTATATCTCGGCGCTCACTGGGGAATCGCTCACTATCTCTAACCGTGCCACGTATGAAAGCTTGATTGATCGCTTTCAGGATCGCATCAATGATCTTAAGGACAAGGGTTTGACTTACAACAAAAAGCAGGGTGTTGTAGTTGATGGTGCAAAGCGCAAATCTTACCTTAAGGTAATAGCAGCACTCGAAGCAATCGCAATTGCTACCGCTGAAGAATTCGCACGTCGCAACGCTGAGTGAGGTTTACAATGAACCACATAGTAAGAAAAGGATCAATGCCCAAGTATCAACCTACCGCTAACACTGTAAGACAATGGGAGCGCAGTGTACATCCATCAAACGCTAGCCAAGGCTATGCATCAACGAGCGCAAGTGTGCCTGAATTTGCGCGATCATTCGGGTTTCGCCCCTTCGGATTACGCGATAGCAGGGTTCAGTAAGAAAATCAGGGGTAATGTAAGGCGTAAGAAAAAACTTCTTACGCCATTTTTCTTTTTAAAATCAAGCACTTATACCCCTATTGTAAGAAGTAAGACTTTTTTCGGGAAAATGCAGGGGTCTGAGGTCGCAAGCCTCTCAGCAAGTGTTATTTTCAACTGACTTATCAGCAAGAAAAATCAGGCAATCCTTATATAATATAGTAAAACTATTTACTTACTTACACTACACTTCCAACTCCTTGATTTTGCACACAAAAATCGCGTAAGTCCACTTATAATTTTTAGTACGTATTCCTTACAAACCCCGTTTTTTCTTACGCCCCTCTTACTTTATTTTCTTACGCCTCGACCATGCGTGACGAGGATTCTTTTACACTGTGATACACCTATTAAACCCTTACATTGTGATACATCTATTTTCTCTTACGTTGTGGTATAATGTAATCAATGAGCAAAGGAGCAAGCATGATGAGTAGTCTTATAGATTGGCTAGTAGCAGCAGCGTTCGGCATAGCCCTTGGTTGTGCCCTTTTCTTCGGTTTTTTCTTGTGAAGTTTTCTTACGAGGCAACCAGTTCCGAGAGCAAGGAGAGTGAGCAACGCCTATGACTAGATACATGCACTGCCGCGATTGCGGCTTAGAGTTAGAAGATCCCCTGCACACACTTGCAGGTTTCTGTTGGGATTGCCGTGAGGATGCCGCTATCGAAGCGCGAAAGGGATGGTGCATAGCACCCCTGCACAAATCAAACTATCTGCTAATCACAAACCGTCAAGACCTCGCAGGTCTGAATAACAAAGGGGGATTAGTGCGATGACAACCAAATACAAAGCATCAGCAAAGCTAATAACCCAAGACGGCAAGACAATTGTCCTGCGGTTTCACAGTCTCACGTTCGCACAAGCAAAAGCATTTCAAAAAACGTTCGATCAGTTCGACCATGTACACAGCGATGCAGATTTAGTTTTTCATGGTTGGTCGGAGGTCAAGCTGAAGTTGGAAGGGTTGGAATGAAGCAGTTAGCAATAGACACAAGCGATGCCGACGAGGTGATGATCCATCTCTTAGCTGATGCAGCAGTTGCAGACGGTGAGTTTTCAAACTGGGATCATGCCTACGAGTCGCTGTGGGTATGGTTGGAATATGAGTTAGCGATGCAAAAGGAGCGAGTATGAAAGTCTGGATAGTTTGCGAAGAGGATGAAGAACAAACCCAAGCACCGACCCCGACAGGGGAGGTGTTCACCGATGAAACCAAAGCGAAAGCTTACGTAGAGGCAGTGAATGCTGATCCGAAAGGGTTGTTGTTCTTAACGCTAGTGGAAGGGGAATTGAAATGAGTGAGAACGACGAAGAAACGGGCAGGTGGGTAATCCTTAACTTTTTCCCGCATAGCCCAACACATGTCTATGGCTTCTTTGATACCGATAAGGAAGCGTTGGACTACGCAATCAAACACAAGATGGACATGTATGGGAACAGTTTCGATATTCAAATGGTGCTCAATGCACATTACGTGGAACCAAGGAGAGAACCGTGGGAATGAAAAAGTTTGAAGTTGAGTTTAAGAAAACAAGTTGGATGGTTATAACAGTCGAAGCCGAGAGCGAGGAGGATGCTGAGGGCAGAGGCTTTCAATACTTGGAAGCAGAGGGCATCTTAAAGGATGCGTGTTGGGATATTGATGGAGTCTGGGAAGTGCAAGAGAAGGAGCAAGCATGATCGAAACGTGGGGGCAACTGAGCACACGCAAGCTTGAGCGTAAGTACATATCACCAGAAGAACGACAAAGGCTTGAGCGTGTTGCTGTTGGAAGGATATGCCGATGCAAGCACTGCATCTGTTGTGACGAGCTAAAAGCAGACATAGAAAGGAGGAAGCATGAAGGAAGAATTTGATTTAGTCGTAGAGGTAACGATTACCTACCTTAGAACCATCCATGCAGATGACCAAGAAGAAGCGCAAGAGATTGCAGAGAACGAAGCAATCGAAATGGCTGAAGAGATTCAAGAGGAGTACGAGCTAGACGATTATGGCTACGAAGTAGCCATCAAAAAACATAAAAACCCCCTATTACCAAGCGTAAGACTAACGAAACGGAGGTAGTATGCAAGAACAGCAAGTCAAACAGCAGCGCGAGATCTCACTGCAAGAAGCAGCAGACCTTATCGCTAACATCCCAGACAATAGGTTCCTGCTACGCGGCGAGCCTGGGATCGGCAAGTCGTCTGTGCTTAACCTCTTAGAGTCTCATCCCCTGCTACCCGCAGATGAATATGATTTCGTTTACGTAGACTGTGCGAGCCTAGACCTTGGCGACACAGCAGCACCGATACCGAACCGAGAGGAGCGCATCCTCGAATACTTCCCCAATGGCACATTCAAACTGCATACTGATAAGAAAGTAGTCTTGTGCCTCGATGAGTTCAGCAAGGGTGCAGAACCTGTGCGTAACATGCTGCATCCACTACTCGAAGAGAACAAGCCTCGCATGGCAGATAAGTTCCTCAAGAAGGGAAGCATCGTATTCCTCACAGGTAACCTGTCCACAGATGGAGTTGGCGACAACCTCAAAGCGCACTCACTCCAGAGGGTAACCGAGTGTGAGATACGCAAGCCATCTGCCGATACGTGGTTACCTTGGGCTAGTGCTAACAACATTGCACCAGAGATACGCTCGTGGGTATATGCCCATCCCGATTGTCTAGCTTCATATCGAGACCCTGGGCAAGAGAGCAACCCTTACCCATACAACCCACGCAAGCCCAATCAGTCGTGCGTGTCGCCTCGCACACTCTCAAGGTCAAGCAACATCGTGCACGTCCGCAAGAAGCTTACACAGAACGCAGTACACGTAGCACTTGCAGGTACAGCGGGCGCAGCATTCGCTGATTCATTCATGACTTACTTGCAGTTCTCAGATCAACTGCCAACCCGCGAGGCGATACGGACTGACCCCAAGGGATGCCGAGTGCCTGCTGAATCAGGAGCGCAGGGGATACTTGTGTATGCCTTCATAGACACACTGGCTAAGGACAATATCGACGCTTACATGACCTATGCCGAGCGGTTGAATCCTGACTGGATGGCATGCCTCGTGTTGAGCATCGCCAAAGACCCAATCAAACAAGCTATCGCATTCAGCAACGCAAGGTTCCGCGACTGGTGCGCTAACAACCAAGACTTATTCTAAACAAAGGAGAACACAGCATGACTATCTTAAACAACGCAGTGCTTGTCGAACTTAACATCTCAGCATGGACTGCATACAAGCTAGACAAACAACAATCTGCCAAGGTTGTCGCAGATAACAACGCAACCGAGAGCGATGCGGCTCGCGTCAACAAGAACCTCATGGCAGGTACATCACTGCTCAAGAACATCAACGACTACGTTGCGAAGGTTCGCATCTGGCACATAGCGCAGACCCTGCCGTGGGCAGAGAAAGGCCCAAGGCTTTTGCCGATGGCTAACTTCTTCCGCTACAAGGAACAGCTTAATACGATGGAGGCAAACACAACAGCACTCGTTAAGACGTTCCTTGATGCTTATCCTAACCTCGTATCAGTAGCAGCATTCAAGCTAGGTAACTTCTTCAATCGCTCAGAGTATCCAGACGTGAGCGAGGTTGCTCGCAAGTTCAGCTTTAGATATGCCTTCACCCCTGTGCCACAGAGCGGACACTTCATCCTCGATACGCACAACGAGGTCATCAAAGAGCTAGCAACTAACTACGAAGCCGAGGCTAACCGCAGGGTAGGTGATGCGATGAAGGATGCGTGGGGTAGGTTGCACGAGACGCTTATTCATATCTCATCACGCATGACTGACTCGCCACAAGATCAAGAAGATAAGAAAAAGCGGTATCACGAGAGCATGCTCACTAATGCTCACGAGCTATGCGGACTGCTTACTGCGTTCAACATAACAGGAGATGCCAAGCTAGAGCAGGCAAGACAAGACTTGGAACGTGCGCTCTTAGGTGTACGCATCGATGACATAAAAGAAAGTGCTTCAGTACGCAAGGAGATCAAGGAGAAGGTAGACAACATCCTCGCCGTTAACGATTGGATATAGGAGGTTATATGTTTGCACAAGCACTGCAACCACAGACAGTCGAGCAACGTCTGGCTACACAGAACAGACGCATGGCTAAGATCAACATCTCAATCATGCGTGACGATAGGTTTGCGTTGTGGTCTGGCTTCTTATCGATGGGCACAATCAAGATACTTGATAAGAACTTCACAGCAAGAACCAATGGTATCGATGAGGAGTATTCACTAAGCTTCATCGAGACTCTTACTGATAAGGAGCTAGCCTTCGTCAGGCTACACGAGATGCTGCACAAAGCATTCAAGCATCTCAAGGTTTACAACAAGCTGTACAAGCAAGACGCTGAGTGTGCCAACAAAGCATGCGACTACCTCATCAACTATCTGCTGTGGGAAGCAGACCCTAACGGCAAGACTATCGCACTGCCCAAGATCGCACTCTTCGATGCTAAGTACAAGGGTCTTAACAGCAAGCAGATCTATGACCTGCTACGCAAGCAGAAGCAACAACAGCAACAGCAAGGCCAAGGTCAGGGTCAGGGTCAACCCCAACAAGGCCAAGGACAAAGCCAAGCGCAAGGTCAGGGTGAGCAATCCCTTGATGAGCATATGTGGGAAGAAGCTGAGGGGATGTCTGATGATGATAAGAAGAAGATCGAAGAGCAGATAGACACTGCTATCAGGCAAGGCATCATTGCACACAACAAGAAGAACAGAGGCAAGGGGGCGGGGGGTATGTATCGCACCCTGCAAGAGGTACTCATGCCACAAGTAGATTGGCGCGAGCAGTTGCGAGAGTTCATCAAGCAAGCATGCCCAAGCAAAACCAAAACATCTTGGCGCAAGATCAACCGGCGCATGTTGGAGTTCGATCTGTATCTGCCTGTGCTGATCGGTGAGCAGATGAAGGACTTGGTGGTTGCTGTTGATACATCAGGTTCGATTGGTGACAAGGAGCTACGTGCATTCCTCTCAGAGATCAAGTCTATCTGTGAGGAGGTACGACCAAGCAACCTGCACCTGCTGTACTGGGACACTCGCATCGCTAATCACGAGCAGTACACAGAATCTAATCTTGACATGCTAACAACATCGACCCGACCCAAGGGAGGAGGCGGCACAACACCTAGCTGTATCGCTAAGTACATGAAGGAGAACCATATCAATGCTGAGCTATGCGTTGTCTTTACCGACGGTTGCGTTGGTGCTGATTGGGGCGGTCCGGCGGGAGATTGGGTATCACCTGTCTTATGGGCAATTGCGGATAACGAGACTGCGGTTCCGGCTTTTGGGTCGGTTGTACACATTAAAACTGATAAGTAAGGAGAGAGCTATGTCTGATACGAAAGCATTGATCGAGTTCAGGGGAAGCTACGTGCTTCCTATTGAGAGAGCAGTAGAAGTGCTGAGACTGCTTAGTGAGTGTGAGGCATACGAACATAAGTGGCACAGCGGCAAAGACGGTGGTGCTAGTTTTTATACGCATCATATCTACACACCGAAGCGTGGTGAGTTGTCGCTAAGTCTTATGCCTAACAGCACCTATGCAATGTACAAAGCAGCGGGTAACCCTAACGAGGAGTAAGTATGCCTACATACAATAACGTAACCCTTATGCCCATACCCTCACGAGAGGAGGGTAGGATTGAAACCCAGATTGATAGCAGCTTCGCATTACCTGACGTGCACCCTGTGCACAAGAACATAGTATTTAGAACACCAAAGATAGAAGCTGAGTTGATCAACACCAACAAGAAGAGAGATGCCTCTAAGCAAGTAACCTTGGGTATCAGGCATGGCATGTTGCAGTTGCTTGAGGAGCTTGCCGCTAAGCGTCCGCTGTGGAGGTTTGAGGCGAGCCATTATATATACAGTGGTTTTATTGTTGAGTTTGTTGTAAGCGAAGGCACAGAAGAACTCGGCAAGCTTGCTCATAACACTGACTACATAGGTGGTAGGTCGCAAAGAGCAGACGTGTACAAGATCTACAACCATCGCATCAACGACAAGCTAACCATGAGGGACCACAAGACTACGTCCAGTATGGATAAAGCTGTACGCACTGTGCTTAAGGAGTTTGGTACAAGGAACCTGCCAGAGATAATCAAGCACGCAAGAGAGGCAATCAATAAGACTGTCAAAGACCTGCATACCGATGCCCATCGCAAGATGAACGAAGCACAGTGGAATATACGCAGCACACTTATAGATACGTTGCTAGCCAGACCCGATATGTTTATGCAGTTCGATTGGTACGACAAGCTTGGCGCACCCTGTGTGGAGTATGGGAGGGCAGCGGCTATGATGGACGATACAAAAATTGGAGTGGAAAAACTTGAGGGAGGTAAACTTGTAATTCAACGTGGCGATACATATATAGTTGTTGACAATGTCAATAACGTGAGCTACACTCATCAAACACTACCATACGACATACGATCCAAGCTTGGCATGTTGAAGCTGATCGAACCTAATAACTTCGTAGGTGGTGTAGGTTTCAAAGCAAATCAAGAATGCTTCTACATCTTCCAAGATGCAGAGCAACAACATACTGAGGAATAGTTATGGTTACTACAAAGAAGCGCAGGGGTCGCCCCCCTGGGTCACGCAACAAGGTCGATGTTGCACCAGCACAAAGACCGCTTACTGCTAACGATATACAAGTTGGTGGTTCACACTACAAGACGATGGGCGTACAACCTTGGGAAGCGATGGAGACATTGCTTACCTATGACGAGTTCATGGGGTTCCTCAAGGGCAACATGATTAAGTACGCTATGCGCCAAGGTCTTAAAGATCCTGCCGATGCGGGTAAGTTCCGACACTACAGGCAGAAGTATCTTGAGATGCTAACCCCTCGCGTGATGGAGTAGCTGTGCGCGAGGGAGACCGAGTGCGGTTTCCAAACAAAGAAGAAGGCAAGGTGCACGCAGTCAATGGCGATGACTTAGTCGTCCTCATTCCGCAAACACCTTGGCCGTTCCCACGTTGGGTTTACTGCACAAAGCGTGACGTTAAGTTAGTACGTGCAAAGCAAGACAAGCAGGATCTATCTGACATCGAGGAGGCACCTTACTAATGACAGAAGATGAACTACAAAACATGGAACGCTACATCAAGCTATGGAAGTCTGGTTCAGATGTAATGGCTGTGTGGAAGAAGCAACCAGTTCCCGAAGATAAGAGGAGGGACATGCCGCACCCTGCTCCTACGTGGACACCCCCAAGCGAAGACCCGTATTACTTACGCAAGTGGGCGTTCTACAAATCCCTAGCGGCTAAGGCAAGTGAAAACGATCTCATCAATTAAGAGGAAATTATGGCTACAAAGAAAGTAACAGAAGATACGATTCAAATCGTTGAGATGGAAACCCAAACGGTTACGTTCCACGTACTAGGAACTACACCGATGATCTGCAACCGTATGCCAGAGAAGGCATGGCAGCAACTGCTTCTTCCTTCCGGTCGCAAGACTGCTGCTGAGAAAGCAGGATCAATGAAGCACGATCCGTTGGTTGAGTATCGGTCTTCACCGTACCGTATGCCGCAAGGCGATCATGCAACAGAGCTATCTGTATTGGCTACACAGTTCAAGGGTGCGCTACGTAACGCGGCACTCGATATGCCTGGAGCTAAGAAGTCACAGATAGGTCGCCTGACTACGGTCGAGAACGAGCGTCTTGAGTTGTTCGGTGTACCTAAGATCTTCTCAAGTATTACTCGGTCAGCAGACATCAACAAGACCCCCGATGTACGTACCCGTGCCATTGTTCCGAAGTGGGCATGCAAGGTTGATATTACTTATGTGCGTCCGGTTCTGAACCATACAGTTATCTCTAACCTCTTCGCTACAGCAGGTATCACAATGGGCGTTGGTGATTGGAGACCTGAGAAAGGTTCGGGCAACTACGGTCGTTGGAAGATTGTTGACGCCAATGATCCTGAGTTCTTAGAGGTAATCAAGACAGGTGGTAAAGCAGCGCAACTCGAAGCACTGGAAAACCCAGAGGCTTATGACGATGACACTGAAGAGTTGCTTTCATGGTTCAACGCAGAGACCAAGCGTCGTGGTCTCAAAGCTGCTTAAAGGATAAAACATGGACAGAGCCGCAATCGCTAAGAGGTTAGAAGAGATTGCGGCCCTCCACGGAGGGTCGCTTACACCAGACATCGTAGTAGCAGATGCTAAGAATCCATCAAGTCCTCTGCATACTTACTTTGACTGGAGTCTTGAGAGCGCAGCTTATAAGCATTGGGTTGACACTGCTCGCAATCTGATTGCTTCAGTTCGCGTAGTTATAACAACAGACAAGGTCGTTATCAAAGCTCCTATTTACTTGCGAGACCCAAGCAAGAAAGGCAACGAGCAAGGTTACACCACACTCACCAAGGTACGTAGCGATAAAGACCTGTCGAGAGAAGTTATCAACAACGAGGTCGCACTCATTGTTGGTGCGTTAAGAAGAGCAAAGAACGTAGCGCAGGCGCTCGACATGGTGGATGAGATGGAAGCACTGCTTGACCAAGTTTTAGTCCTACGCAACAAACTAGAGAAGGTTTAGGCAGGCAGGGTGTGGCGCGGTTGGTGGGGCGAGGTGAGGTTTAATTTGGCAGGCACGGTGCGGTTGAATTTGGCAGGGTTCGGCGAGGTTCGATATGGCAGGCTAGGTGCGGTTCGGTTCGATTGGTGGGGCGAGGTGAGGTTTGATTTGGCAGGCATGGGTAGGTTCGGTCTGGTTTGACAAAGTGCGGTCTGGTAGGGCGGGGTTCGGCAGGTCCGGTGGGGCGAGATAAGGTCCGGTGGGGTGTGGTGTGGTCTGGTGTGGTATGGCAGGCACGATCAGGTTCGGAAAGGTACGGTACGGTTCGTTATGGCAGGCGTGGTTGGTTCGGTGCGATATGGTTAGGACCGGTTGGGTTTTTTCCGGCAGGCTAGGTGAGGTCGGGATAGGTGTTGTATGTAAGGTCTTATCAGGCAGGCAGGGTGGGGCACGGTCTTATTGGGTTCGGCTTTATCTAGCGTGGTTTGGTGTGGCAGGCTAGGTTTTATAAGTTGCGGTTTTATAAGTTGCGGTTCGTTTTGGCAGGTATGGTCAGTGAGGTGTGGATTGATAAGACGCAGTTGGGTATGGTTCGGTGCGGTTCGTTTTGGCAGGTGTGGCGAGTGAGGTCGGTCACGGCATGGTCGGGCTTTTCAGGCAGGCGCGGTGTGAGAAGGTGAGGTTGGTTCCGGTTAAGTGCGGCATTGTAAGGTCAGGCAGGCACGGTAGGTTTACGTGTGGTTAGGTTCGGTTCGGTGAATTGAGTTTTGATGAGGCAGGCACGGTGGCGTTAGGTAACACAAGGTGTGATGGGTTTTGATAAGGCAGGTGCGGTGTATTCAGGTTAGATGGGGTATGGCGGGGCGAACTTAGGCAGGTAATTTATAGGAGGTTGTATGGATGAGTTTGAAGCAGAACGTGCATGGGCAGAGAAGCAATTCTTAACGGAGTTGCGTGACGATTTTGCTATGTCAGCAATAGCAGGAATCCTCGCAGGTAAATGGGGGCAGATGCCGCAGTACAAACCAGAAGAAGCATTTGCAGATTTTGCCTACCGAATAGCAGACGAAATGATCAAGCGGAGAAACAAGCATGTCGATGATGAACCTAAACAAACTCGCAGAGACTGAGACGCAACCTGTCTTTTATTTGCGTGGAGTTCCTTACCTGCCTGACTATAGTGAGAAGCATCGTTGGGTCAGTCCTGGTACTAAACATACTAGAACGGTATATAAAACAATTGAATTGGTAGACGCAGGCGCAAGGCTTAGCGTTATGCAGTTATGGAAACGGTCGTGGACCGAGGAGGTCAAAGGATGGAAAGCACTTTAATTTGGGCCTTTGGATTTTTAGTTGGCTTCATGGTCGGTATTGTGAGAGGTAGACGCAGCATCGTACGGGAAGCACAAGAGCTAGTTGCTCAAGCAATCATGGAGATAAAAGAGAAATATGAAACCAAAAAATATGACGAGCGCACAGTACATCGAGCTTCTTGAGAAGAAGTTAGAGGTATACGAGAAACTGCAACAGCGCAGTGAGTGGAAGGACTTAGCCAACACAACGATCTTCGCTGAGAGTATGCGGTGGGTTAATTCTTCGATGTTTACAGCAGGCGCGAACTGGGCGCAACGTAGGCTTAAGGAGTTGAATGGATGAGCTATCACGACGAGATGACACCCTTGCAGCTTAAGTGCGTCACCTACGTGCGTAGCCGTAAGATCCCCCCAAACCGCAGAGAGGTTGCGCTACATCTACGAGTGTCCCCTGCGGCTGCTAATAACTTACTGAGAAGACTTGCATTCTTTGGGTATATAAAAAGTTTTACTGAACGTGGTAAGTCAGGGCAGTTAGAACGGTTCTATACATTCGTGAGCATGAACCGTGTGGAGCATGGGCGCAAAGAAAAACCTAAGAAGAATAAGTTAAGCACAATCTTTAACGATCCATTTAATTTAGCAGGAGCTAGACAATGAGTCCCGCGCATAGGTTCGCCATGCTTGCCGCATGGTTGGAAGGTTACGCCGAAGGCTTGCCCGACTACTGCACTGCTGAGAAGTTCAAGATAAAAGAAGCAGCAGAACTGCTCATGGAAGTGTATGAGCAGCGCATGAAAGAAAAGGAGGAATGGAAGCGGCATGCGAGTGATCAAGCATGATCAAGATGAACGAGCTTTTGTATGCGCGAATGATACGCATGCTGCTTGATGGATGTACGGCACACGATATTGCCAACGAGACAGGACTACATATTGTAACGACGCAATCCTACTTGCGAGCACTACACAGAGAGAAAGCAGTTCACGTCATTGGGTGGCTAAAGAACTCAAGGGGTGCGGATACTACAAAGATCTTCAAGGTAGGCGAAGGTGAAGATAAACCCCGCACCATCATGACCCGCGCAGAGATCGCTAAACGCTATAAGTTTAAACAGAAGCTTAGGAAGCGAATGCAACGAGAGAAACTAATTATTGAAGGGGATCGAGCATGAATAATTTTGAGTGTCCGAGGTGTGGGCATTGCTGCCATGTTGAAGAAGAACATAGGAATACTTTACGACAAGCAGCACAGCGAGCAGTAGAGGCGTTGGATTCAGACAATCCAGACATTCAGTTACGAGCAGCGATAGCCCTGCGCCAAGCACTTGTCGATGCCGACGACACATCGCAAAAACGTGTCGATGAAAAGGAAAAACGTGAACATGAGCCGGTGGCAGAGATTCAAGTCGAAGATATGGGGAAACCATTTAACGCAATACGGGTGACGGTTCATTTCTACGCAGAAGTGCCTGCTGTGGGTACGAAACTCTACAAAGCACCACCAAAGCGTGATTTGACATGCGTATGCGGAGCA